GGGGGGGGGGGGGGCGGCGAGACGCAGGCGGTTGGCCGGATTCATCGGCGCATCGATTAAATCAAAGAGATGGCTACCGTATTCACGGCGCTGGATGCGCGAGCCGATAGGGGTGGTAAAGATGTCAGCCAGCGACTGGCGAATATGTTCAAGTTTATGGGCGCTGTTGCGACCGTCGTCGCGCCGCATCCCGCCGAGGGCATAGGCACCGTTACCTGTACTCATGGCTGTTTCCTGTTTTTCGCGGTCATTTGAGGGGTCACTGTGGTGTGCCGGTGACCGATGGGCCGGGCATGACGCCTGGGTGTACATGGGTGTCGCCGACGTTGACGCCGTTGTGGGTAAGGCTTGCCGACTCAAACTTGATAGCTTTGGCGCGCAAAGTGATTTCTCCGGGAGTATCCACCAGCAGTTTTTTCCGCTTGCTGTCGTACTCAACGATGGTGCCATCCTCAAATTCGAGGCGGTCAATGGTCGGACGGTCTTCCACGGGGATGTCCGGGGCGGGTATCTCTTCCGACCACAGCATCCCGACCACGGCAGCGGTATTGTAGTCACCGCCGTCCACCGCAAGGATGATTTGCGCCTGTTTGCGCAGTGGTATCCAGTGACGGTAGTTGTGGGTGATAAAGGCCGGGAACGGCAGCCAGTTGGTGAGAATGTCGCCAGTGCGCGCGCGGAATTCGCGCTTCTCCCAGTCGATTTCGTCAACGGTCGCGATACGCAGGGCATTGTGGGTTTGCCGCAGGTGATCGGAAAAGCCAAAACTCATGGCGCAATCTCCTGCAAATGCTGCAGTAGACTTGTGCGGATCATCTGGGCGTCGCCCTCGGTGATGCCAAGCAGCGGCCGCTCCGGGTAATGTGCCAGCCCGAATTGCAGGCGCTGGGTCAGGCCAAAGTGGTGGACACTGGCAAGGTAGCTGTCATGACCGCGCCAGCCGATGCGGATCAGGCTGTCGCCGACCTCAACGCGCAGGCGTTTTGCTTGGCGCAATTTGCGCATCATCTGTTTCGGACGCCCGCGCCGGGTGCGGCCATACTCTTTGCGCGGTTCCCACGCCGTGCCGTCCGGGTCGGTCTGCGCCGCCATCCGCTCCCGGTTGACCCGGCGCAAATCCTGGCCGATTTTACGCAGCAGTTTGCGCTGTTCGGCAGGGGTGAGGCGGTCAATGGACAGCTGTATCCAGCTTGCGAGTTCGCCCAGGTTGTGTTCGAGTGGGGCAGTCATGGCGTCAGGGCAGGCGGGTAGAGTTGGCGGTCGATGTGTGCCGCCGGGCAGTTGTTGAGGCGGGTACCATCCTGCTCAACTTGGACGTGGTAGGTGTCGGTCAAGCCCTCGATAGTGAGCAGCAAGTCGACGTGGTTATTGTCAAGGATGTCGGCACGAAAAGAGATGGCGGTTGCTGCGTGTCCCGGCTGCTCCGCAGATAGCCATTGCCCGGCGAGGTAACACAATGCTTCCGGCGGGCCGCTGTAATCGAGTACCAGCACCTCGGCTGTGTACTCAAGGCGCAGGTTGTGGTTGCCGGGTTGGTCGGGGTGCTGATAGTGGTGGCGTACTTTGCCCGAGGTGGCTCGTACAATGAGGTCTTCCGGCTGGATGTTAAGCCCGCCGGTAAGTAGCTTTTGCCGCAGTGTGTCGAGTTTTTTCATGGTATTGCTGGCATTCAGTGCAGCGTTGCGCGTAGGGATTGGCACGACGGCGCGCGGCGGGGATTTCATCGCCGCAGTCAATACAATAAGTGCTGCCGGTTGCTGTTTCTCCGCGTTGTTGTGCTGCCGCCAGGGCAGCAGCGCGGCTTATTTCTTCGAGCTCGCTGGCTTTGTCGGCGTTGTCCATTGTGTTCTTGCGGTTTTAATCCAGCGGGTGGTGTAGTTGTGCTTGCTGCGGCAGTCGGCATACTGCTTGGAGGCTTTACGCACCCAGTCGACCAAGTCGCCGAGGCTGCCGTCATTTAGTAGCGGCAGGTCGGGGCACGGGCGTAGCGCGCTTGCCTCCACTGGCGGTGGGGGCATTTTTGCGGGCACTATTACCGCCGGGGCGGATGGCTTTGTTGAGCAGGCTGACGCCAGTATCGTCCAGACAAGGACGGCTGCGGTCAATCGTAGCGAGGTAGGCATTGAGGGTGTCCTCCGTCTTCTTCATTTGTTTCTGCGTTGCTTCATGGTTGGCGGCAAATTCGACGGCCAGGTGTTCGTAGGCGCTGAGTTGTTCGCCATACTTGCCGACAGCGTTGTTTAGTTCGTTCGCGAGCGTCTCAAATTGCTCGCGTAATACGGACTGCTGCCCGGCACGATAAGCAAGACCCACAGAGGTGATGTTGTAGGCAATCAGCACCCCGGCGCAGATGATGGTGAGCGGTTTACTAAGCAGCATAGGGGGTCATCCATTGCCGGACTTCTTCTTCGCGGCGGTTGCGCAGTACTGGCTGCCCGGCAGCATAAATCCAGCGGCGCAGCTGATCGGGGACGACGGCGTAATCGCCGGCATTAAGCAGCCGGCGCAAAGAGCTACGCCGTAAGGCATCAACGCCGACGTTAAAAGTAAAAGAGGCCAGCGCATCAAACTGGTGGTCGGCAAGCTCTACTTTTATTAACGAGTCGACGGCGGTTTCCGCCACATCGTTGTCATGGTCAAAGAGATGGGCAATCTGGTCATTACTGAGGCCATCGCGCCAGCGTACCGCGATACCGTTGATGTAGAGCTTGCCGCTGCTGAGTTCGCTACGCGTGAGCAGGTGACCGACACCAATGGTCGGCAGACCGGCGCTGTCGAGGTACATTTTGCTGCGACTGCCCTCGCGGGCAATCAGCAATTCCGTGCCGCGCTTGGTCATTTGTCTGGTAGGTTTGGTCATTTGTCCCCCCTGCGGATTTTTTCAAGGATTTCGATGATGTTCATTTGCTGGTATTTCTCCATTGTGTAAAACAGGGCACGCACCAAGAACCAGCCTGGTAGCCCACACAAAAAATAGATGGCACCAGCCTGCATCCCGGCCAGCTCATCGCCGACGGGGTGGATGTTGAGGTAGTGGGTGATGACGTAGCTGCCGAGACCAATCGAGCACATGACGGTACTGATAATCGCGGAAAACCATTCGCGCGCACTGCGCGGCTGGGTCATTGACATCACCACGACACTCGCCGCTACTGGGCCTATGATGTACACGAGGAGTTTGAGTAATGCCGCCCCAAGCGCGGGTTGGGCGGCGCTGGCTGCGGTGCTGCTGGTAATCGGGTCGGGCATAGTTAGTCCCAAAGTCTGAGGGTGGCGGGCGTTGTCTGTGCGGGTTGCAACGGGATATGGACCGGCGTACCTGCCACCAGCCGTGGCGTAGACAAAGCGTGCGGGTTGGCATCCATCACGGCGGCTATTCCACGAGTGGTACCGATAGTGCGGTAGCAGACGTCGTCCAGGGTTTCGTGCTGGTGTGCGATGACGGTCGTGGGGTTTGGCATGGGTCATGGCTCCCTCATATCAGGGCGATGGTGGCGCGGGATTTACCGAGGACGAGGCGCAGCGCCTCACGTGAGCGTTGTAGTGCTGTGCGGATGCGGCGCTCCAGTCCATCGGCACGCTCGCTGCCTTTTGCGGTAGTGTCCACATCGCGATACTGTTCAAGTTCAAATGCCTTGGCGCGTTGATAGACAGCTTGCCGGTAGTGGTGCTGTTTGCTGTCAGGCAGAGGGGTTTGCTGTGCCTCACGCCAGACGGCGAGTTCTTCGTTGATGAGCAGCACGGCGGTGCTGAGGATTTCGTGGCTGCGCGCGTCGCTGACCGTGTCATCGACCCGCATCCGTTCACGCCAAACAGAGACCCTTATGGCGGGGTAGTAGTCATCCGTCTGCAGGTCGTCGTTGTAGCGCGGGTCGGTTGTGGCTCGGTGCGGGATAAATGCGCTGCTCATGGGGCGTCCTTCCTAAAAAGGCCGCCGTGGGAAAACCGGAGAAAAACCAGCGGCGGCAAGTGTGACGAGGTACAAGGTGCGCGGTTGCGGCGGACAGGGTGAAACTAACTAAAGCCCTGTACCGCCGCGCCCCGCGCGGGCTGAGTTGTCAGGTGTGTGCGTTATTCTCTTGTGCTTGTGGCATCTGCGCGGTCAGCTCTTTTTCCAGCTGCGCAAGCAGGGCTTTGCTGCCCACTTTGGGGTTGAGTTCAATGGCGTGGCGCAGATGCGTGATGGCGGCTTCGTCATTGCCTTCGCTGTGCAAGGCTTCGCCGAGGGCGCGGTGCAGCTTGGCGCGTATCTCATCGACCATATCGTGATCAGCGGTCGCGTCCAGGACTTCGCCGAGCTGTTCGGCACTGATGGCGGGGATGGTACCGGTCGGGGTACTCAGCCAGCTTTCTGCTGCCATTTCGGCATAGAGCGACGGCAGGTCGCGGGTAAATTGCTCCGGTGCCGGCAGCTTATGGCGCAGCAGGTAATCGCCAACGGCCAGGGCGCGGTCAATGTCGCCGACATCAAACGCCCAGGGCATCATCTGACTGATGACAGGGTCGGGCACTCCGGCATCGGCGGCCAAAACGCCGTCGATGTAGCCGTGCCACTCTTGCATCAGTTCTGCCTTTTTCGCCTGCCGTGCCTGCATGGACTGGATGGCAGACAGCTGCCGTTTGTGCGCGGCCAACTGCGCCAGCGCCAGTTCGTGTTCGCTGCCCTGGATGGTTTCTTGCCGTTCGGCAGCACGCTCAGAGGCGATGCGGGCTTCTTCGCGCTGCTTGTGTAATCTTGCGGGGCTGGCCATGTCTTACTCCCAACCACTACCGTCCGCTTTCGGGACAAGGATGCCTTCGACAAGGCAGCAGGCATCGTAGTCTTCGATAACGTAGGCTTCGTTCAGGCTGCGGTATTCTTCGATGCGGTCTTTGCGCGGGTTGTCGAGGTAGGCAAGGCGGGTGGTGTTGCGCTGGGTGTAGATGGACAGATTGGAGAGTGGCGTAATCAAAAAGGCATCGTCCGGGAAAAACGGTACGGACAAGGTGCGCAGGCCGCCGAAGAGCTGGCTGACCATCAATTTTTCCAGGGCATTGCGTTCGGTCGGCGCGTCGCTGTTGCCGATCAGGGCGAGGTATTTGTCGGTAATCAGTTTGCGTCCGGCGATGAGGACAAGGTCGCCGTCCTGATACCACGGCTCAATCAGTTCGTGTGCGGCGTCATAGACGGCAGCATCGATATTTTTGTAATCGTGGCCGGTGATGCCACCGATTTTTTTGCCGGACATCACAGCACTGGCCTTATGGTCGCGCAGTTGTTGCAGCCAGCCTTTGTTGACGTCTTGCAAGAGAGGGTTGGTGGTGCGGTTGGTCGTCGCTGCCGCACTGGTGCCGTTAAAGCCGATCATCAAGCGATCGCGCGCAATCTGCTTGCTGGTTGCCGCGCGCAGAAGCGTCTGAAATTCGGGACGATGCCGCCAGCTGTCGAGAGTGGCGTAGCGGATGTGGGTGTCGTAGTTGGTTTGTTCGCAGCGGTATTTGTCAGCGGACAATGCTTTGATGTCACGCGTCTGCCGCTCGGCTGTGCCGCTGGTATCGGTACGACCGGCGATAGTGCTGTTGACGCCAATATGGACTTTCTCGCCTTCCATCGCATCCACGATGTGGCTGTTGATAAGGCTCAAAAAGGGACTGCTTTTCTGAACCTTTTCGACCAGTCTTTGTTCGACGGACGGTTCGACGGCAAATTTTTGCGTGGCGTCGGCAACGCCGTTGAGCTGGGCGATGCGGCTCAAGAATTGATTGTAGGCAAGGCGGGTCTGATTATGCATGGTGGTGTGTCCTTAGCAATCGGTTTGCGGCTGGCTGCTGCCGGTCGCCATATGTCGCGTAGAGGCAAAGTGCTGTTCGGGCGTGGCAGCAGGGGTGGCCGGGGTGCCATCCAGCACGGTGCGAAGCGCGGCGATGTCGGTACTCAGTTTTTGCAGCGTCTGCTGCGTGGCGGCATGGTTTTGGATGATGCCCTCAGCAAGAGCAACGGTTGCCTCATCCAGTGTGTTCAGACGGGTGTTGGTGTCGGCGGCGGCTTTGTCCGTTTTCGCAAAGAGACCTTTGATGCGGCTCAGTAAGCCTTGCTCGTTGTTTTCGGTGACTGAAGGCTCGTTTTGTGGCGCGGATTCGCAGTAGTCAGAAAAGATGTGGGTTTGTTCGCGCTGCTGGGCGGCAGCGAATTTGAGACGGCTGGTACCGACACTGGCCGGACTGTCGGTGACGCCGAGGCCGACAAGATAGGCCTCACCGCTACCGGCAAAATTCGGATCAATCTCAACCGATGTAAATACTTTTTGCCCGGATTGGTTGATTTTGACTAATTCCGGGGTCGGCGCGAGTTGTGCCAACAGCACGGTTTTGCCTTCAGCGTTCTTGTCAGTTTTGAGGTCGGTGACATCACCGAGCGCGGCAAAGCTGCTGTCGGCGAAGAGACCGCGCATGTGTTCGAGCCAGATGCGCGCCCCGTATCTCTTCGGGTCGTAGTTCTTCGCCATTTGCTCAAGATGGATAGCGCTGATGTTGCGCCCGTCAACGGTGGCGCCTTCGGTGGCGACAATGTGGTAAGTCATGTGTTCTCCATGCGGTACAGTTGCATCCATGATGGGCAGACGTTCGCAGCGGTTCAACGGGCGGATTTCCGCAGGGGGGCGCTGTGGAAAATCCGTCTTTGCGCGCGGGGAGAGACCCCGCGCACACTGTGCGGCATGAATGAATCCCGCTACCTCCCCCATGACG